TAAAATGGTATCCACGGAGGGATACGAGCCCCCAACCTTTCGCTTCGTAGGCGAATGCTCTATCCAGTTGAGCTACGCGGATGTAATAAATTCAGGTGCCCCACTATCCCTTTTGTGGGGACTCGCAGGATTGTCTCGTTGAGCAAGTTTGTAGCACCGACTTCAGCCATGTTGTTTTGTCACGTGGCAGGCTGTCACGTTAGACTGGCAGGGACTCTAACTCAACGTCTATCCTGAAACTTGGTGCCCTGTGACAGAATCAAACTGCCATCTCCTGATTACAAAACAGGCATAATAGTCATTATAATAACAGGGCATGACTTGGTAGTAGATAAAGGATTCGAACCTTTCCGTTGCAGCCCATCTGACCACTCTCCCGGGCTTATAAGACCCAGCCGCACACCAGTGCTATCTACCATTGAAATTTGGAAGTCGGAGTCAGATTTGAACTGACGGTTTTAGGGATTTGCAGTCCCTTGCATTGGGCCACTCTGCCATCCGACCTTTGGTGCTGTTGGCGAGGATTGAACTCGCGGCTTCTTCCTTACCAAGGAAGTACTCTACCACTGAGTTACAACAGCTTAGAGAACCTGGGCGTACATTTCTGCAGAGGCCCAGGCCGTGTTACTTAAATATAGTTATGGAAAAATCAAAAACTTATTGCATAATGCCTCATGTAGGTATGGCTCTACAAAACGAAGCTGATATATGTTGTTGTAATACCAGCAAGGAAAGCTGGAGAACTAACCGACATGATATTATGAAAATTTATGATAATCCCATCAAATCGGCATTTAACAGCCATACAAGAAAAATTATTGCTGCAACTCTTGACAACGGAATAAGACATACTGGTTGTCAAGAATGTTGGAATGCTGAAGATTCTGGTAACCAATCACCTCGTCAAACATGGAATGAGTTAATTGGTAATATAGAACCATTGCCTGATCAACCTCAGGTCCTGATCATTAAACCTGGCAATACATGCAACTTTGCCTGTAGAATGTGTAACCCTGAGACCAGCAGTAGTTGGTACAAGGATGGTTATCAGCTGGATAATCCAGGAATTCCATTTAACGAATATACACGTAAATTTGAAATAATTAGAAATAGCTTCAATCCCAGTAACACCGAAATGTGGAGCACTCTCAAAGAGTGGGTTCATAAATTTAAAATCATTGCAATTTTTGGAGGAGAACCTTTTTTAGTTCCGGCATTATTTAATTTATTAGACCATGCAGTTAAAATTGGCGCTGCTGCAGAAATTACACTGAGCCTGCATACCAATGCATCAATATACAATCTTCGCTACTTAGAAATATTATCTAAATTTAAGACGGTAAAGTTTCATGTCAGCTTGGATGCAGTAGATCCTGCACAGCTCACTTATATAAGACATAAACTTGAATATGATCAAGTCATGGAAAATGTTGGGAAATTTAAAAATTTCTTCAAAGATTATGATAATGTGGATATGGGTATTACTACCACAATCACTCCGTTAAACGTCTATTATGTAGATCAAATCTATCAAGGACTTTCTGCTAATTTTAGTCTCCCGGTTGGGATCAACATTGTCAGCACACCCGAATACGATATAAGACATTTGCCAATCTCGGTTAAATCAATGTTGATAGATCAACTCAGTGATAAACAAGTTATCAATTTTTTGCAAATGACTATACCTGGTTGTGATATCGAATGGCCAAAATTTTGTCGCATAACTGATCAATTAGATCAACTTCGAAATCAACAATTTTCTTCTACTTTTCCGGAATGGTGGAAAATACTAGAACCACATTGGATCAGATAATGCTATTAAGTTTAACTCTGGCAGCTACTGCCGATTGTAACGATGTCACTTTAGAAATATACGTTGACAGTAACAAAATATTCCAATCAGCAGCAAGTACACAAGTACAAACTGTATCTTACTCATTGAGCGAGAATCCGTCTGACCATGTATTAAGATTAGTAATGTCAGGTAAAACACGTCACCACACAACAATTAATCCGCAAGGAGAAATTTTGCACGATGTAGCATTTCTATTAAATGCTTTGGAGTTTGAAAATATAGACATGACTCCGGTATTTTACCACAACAATCCTTGTTATACACATAACTTAAATGGTAGTGCCATTGAGCGTGTAGATGAATTCTCAGGATACATAGGCTGCAATGGCACTATCGACTTTAAGTTTTCGACCCCAATACATCTTTGGATGTATCAAAAGATTTAAGCTGCCTTTGCCTGCATGTCCAGAACTTCTTTTAGACGGTCTGCAGCGTAGCTGGCAGCAAAAGCCTGAGGCTTGACAAAAGGTACAACATTACACATACCTTTGATGTAGCCAATGGCTTCGTTTACCACACATGAACTACCGTGCAATTCGCTTGGGTTGATGTCCAGGTGAACTTCTACAATACGATCTTCCAATACATCTTGCAGCTTTAAGTACAGCTCTGCAATCTTGTATACTTCGTTCATTAGTCGCATACGTGGCTTGTCTTTCTTGCTATCCCAATCACGTTCGCGTTGTACTTCACCGAAAATCTTACAACCGTTGTTGCCATTGATGTGAACAACGATGGCCAAGGTGTAATCAGCAAACCATGCTCCATTCAAGGAGAATCGTGAACTGTCGCCCCCGATGTAAATTTTAGTACCGGGACCTTGAGCTTCGATGAACTGCCGTACTTCATCAATGTCGATCTTACGCATTATAACCTCTCGTTTGTTAGCGTACTTTTTACTACAAAAACTGGCGGGCAAACTAGGACTCGAACCTAGAACAAGGGTTTTGGAGACCCACGTGTTGCCAATTACACTATTTGCCCGTAAAACTTGGTGCGGGGTACAGGGTTCGAACCTGCGACATCCTGATTGGCAACCAGGTGCTCTACCAGCTGAGCTAACCACGCATTATAACTATTTAACCTTGGTGGACCGTGGGAGAATCGAACTCCCGCCCGAGCGTTGCAAACGCCCTGTGCTACCACTATCACTAACAGCCCATTAAAACTTGGTCTCCATACTAGGATTCGAACCTAGACCACATGGCCCCAAACCATGTACGCAACCTGGTAACGCTTTACGGAGATAAAAACTTGGTACTGCATACGGGTTACGATCCCGTCTGGTCACCTTGAAAGGGTGATGACCTCACCAGAAGTCGAATGCAGCATTAAAACTTGGTAGGCTGACAGAGGCTCGAACTCTGTTCGTCCGGGTAAGAGCCGGGTGCTTCACCACTAAAGCTTTCAACCTATAAACTGTGGCAGGGATAGTTGGATTCGAACCAACGATACTGATTTCAAAGACCAGTGCCTTAGGCCAGGCTAGGCGATATCCCAACAAAATCTTGGCTCCGTCTGTTGGGATCGAACCAACCTTCTCCGGTTAACAGCCGGGCATACTCACCATGAATATCAAGACGGAATAAAACTGGTTCTCACGAAAAGAATTGAACTTTTGTCTATCGGTTATCAGCCGATTGCTCTACCATTGAGCTACATGAGAATAAAAACAATTTATTGAGTACACTATCGCCCTAATCCCCTAAACGGGGAGGTACGCTTAGACCAATGTACTCAATAAATTGTAGTGGTTGTCCCACTACTGTCCATCTTACTCTTGCTGTTACCGCCAGCAATTTCACATCCGGAACCCCGCCCATTCGAGCATGTTTAACGTGGGCTCAAGGTTCTCGTTACCTATTCCACGTACTACAAAAAGAAAAACCCTAGAAGTTTTTATTTTCTAGGGTCCTGTAAAGTTGTGAATGTTAGCTTATTTGCTTAACCATCCAATCCTTTTCGGACCCTACTAATAAATCCCTCTGGTGTGCGATCACTATTAATATTCATGCCCGCAAACGCACATACTGACCAATAGGCGACTGTGCCTAGTTGGGGCTGTTGTGAGGATATCTGCGAGAGATGTTTAAGTGTGTTCATTTTCATATTAAAGTAATTGTACTGCAAAGACCATTTGTGGTCAACCTGTATTTCTATTTAGTCCTAAGAAATCACTTAATTAATTTCTTAAAACATAATTTTACTGCAAAGACAATTTCTTGTCTACCGGTAATGTTATTTAGCTTGTCCAAAAATATTACTCCATTTGTGCAGTTTTTCTATCTTTCTTTCGGCAGCAGTTTCCAAACCATCTGCTGAGATGATGTCTTCGTCTACCAACAACTTGATCATGGCCAGGACATCACCTAACTCTTGCTCCAACATTTCTCTATGCGGAACCTGGGTTTTGTAGTGTTGTGAGTCTATGCCGAATCTACGGCACTTGCTGACTTCAACAATGACCTCTGCACATTCTTCTTGCAGTATGTCTAAGATTTCTTGTACTGTTTCTTTCATTTTAACCTTATGGTACGAGAGGTGGGATTCGAACCCACAAGCCCTGCGGCGGAAGATTTTAAATCTTCTATGTATACCGTTCCATCACTCTCGCAGTATTACTGGTCCGGCGTGCAGGAATCGAACCCACATTCTAGAGGTAGAAGCTCTATGTTCTATCCGTTGAACTAACGCCAGATTTGGTGCCCCCGGAGGGATTTGAACCCCCGACCAAGCGATTATGAGTCGCCTGCTCTCACCACTGAGCTACAGGGGCGAAACTTTACTTATGATCGGTAACTACTATACAATCTTTCCCAACACATAATAAATCAGTTGATCTAATTCAGCATCGTGTTTCTGACCACAGCGGCGTAGCCGATATACTGTTTCCAACATAGCTCTAGCTTCATCAGCGTCAACGCCTTTGGTATTATAGTCTAACCCGCGGCGTTCAATTTCTTCAATGAGTTCATCATCGTCAAAATCATCCAGATCAATATCGACGTCAACATCAACTGTTCTACAGATACTGGGCATGTTTAATCCTTTTGTAATTTACGGGCTACTGACTCTTGATCAATCTTAAACATGGCCACACGGAATCGGATCCAGGCATACACCATGTCCACAAAGTTCATTGCAAAGCCCGCGACAATAGCGTACAATGGCCATGGATTAGGACAACCTGCAGCAAACATGATGATACCTAGTACAACAACAATGGCACCCCAAAAGCTCAAGCTTCGAGTACAACCTTGAAATTCCCAACGCAAAAACGATACAATCTTTTTCATTCAATATCCTTTTTATTTACTATACAGCTATTATAGCTGATGTGTCATTGCAGGTCAACCTATGACCATTTCAGCATGAATCCAGTGTAGTCTTTATCTAACATGTAAACTTGAGCCCATTCGCTGGTACTGGTTATATGCACAGTAATACCATACCACTCCAGCAGATATCTTTTAACTTGATAAGATGACATTGCCATACTGGGATCTATATCTGCACATCTTTGTGCAAAGTCCATCCAAAACTTAGGGTATGCTTTAAGATTGATTTTTCTCATAGCCACCGCATGCTGAAGAACGTGGCATCCCGACCGTCATGAAATAAAAATACCCAAGGATTGCTATTGCCCTGATTACCCCATCTTCGGCCAATTTCTCCCATGTTATCTTCCAACCATGTACGGGCCTCCCAGGGATCTTTATCCATATTATGGTAATCCATTTCTACCACGTACTTCCAATACCTACGTGCTCGTCTTCGTTGATAACTGTTCATCTCTGTTTCATTGTAAACCAAACATAGTCTTTTTCCTGCTCAAAACACAATTTATATATCCATTGATGTGTAGCAATATCCTTACCGCAGCGGATTAGTCGTAATCCTGGATAAATTTTTTGTAGTTCTGCTTCAGTTTCTTTATAACCTTCCAATTCTGAGAACCGATACTGGTATGGAGTTTCTATCATGACCACTTTAGCATGTAAAATGTTAAATCTTGTTCGTCACCAAAGCATATTAGATCGTTTAACCGCCACCATCGAGCACCTTTTAACCAAGCATTGCCATACGACATGGCTGTGGCTGGACCAAACTGTTCCGCACACCATTCAAGGCGATCCCTCCACCCGCGATCTTCAGGTAGTTTTGTCGTATACATCATGACCACCGCAACATGAAGAACTCTGCATCTTCTGCTCGACCAAACAAGATCCGATCCCTAAACACATAGTATCCGCCTTGGAAAGTTTTTTTGCACCAGGATTCGATCACTGCATCACCAGCTGCTTGTGCTGATTTAGAAAATAGTATTTCTATCCAATTCTTGCGACCAGGGTCAAGCTCACACAAGACTTGCCAGTCAATGTCCCGTTGAATATCCTGACTCATTATGGTCATGATCTCTGTTTCTGCTGGAGATTCAATCGTCCACTTTGCAGACAGCTTGCGTGACTTGGCTTCAATCTGCGTTCTTACTATTTTAATATCGTTATTGCTATTTGTCATTATGACCACTTTAATTTTAAAAAACCATACACTTTTTCGTGTATCTCAACCACACAATGAAACACATCTTGATCTTGATTTTCACGCCAAAGCGTGTTTTCATCGTCGGGGAAAGTTTCCATTATCCAGTTGCGTATATCAATCCCGCATGAAACTGTATACCATGTTGCATCAAATGTGTTTAAGATGAATCTATTTCTTTGGGATAACAGAGTAAATTTTGGTCTTGTAGCATAGCTTGTACGCATGGTATGAATCTGCCCGGTAGGCCCAGTCATTGGCTGTACCCCTATGATCTGATTGGCAATCATCATGGGCACAACTTTTCTTATCATGGGCAACAGAACAGACCTACTGCGGGCAAGCATAAGACTTAGGGCACTTCTTTTGGCTCGACGAGATACTCTTCTTTGATGACTATTCATATTATAACCACTTTAACATAAAAAGTACCGCATCTTCTTCACGTTCAAATTCAACCTTACCTCGGCCGACATGAAGCCACTTACCAGTCCCACCAAGTAATATTCGTTCTTCACCAAATTTCTCATAGCACCAATCAACACAGTCAGTTGAAAGTCGGCGAGATAACAGAATCGGAATCCAATTATCGTGATATGTACGTCTATATTGACTCATACCCACCTCAGTGAAAACATGGTAGCATACGTTGCATGATCAAATGAGAATATATATGTGACATGATCACGATCTCTGCCATCATGTGTGCATTGCCACGTTCCGTCACGGCCAAACCGCGGCTGATCAACGGGACGATCAACAATACTGAATCTCATTCCAAACTGGCTGTGACACCATGAACACATTCGTTCAATCTCGCCTGTAGATTTATCATGTATTTTGACCTTGTGTGTCAATCGTTCTTGTCGGTCGACCCAAATCATGACCACCTCAACACGAACCATTCACAATCTGCTGCATTCTTAAATTCAAATACACCTTCGGTATTATAACGCCAACGCCCGTCGTATTGATGCCACCATTCATCACCAAAAGTTTCTGCACACCATCCCATACAAGGAGTCCATCCCCAATTACCGTCAGGTGCCGGAACTGAGGCCACATGCCAGTCGTGATTGTGTCTTATTATGCCCATTCGCGATAATCTTCTTTGATAACTGGTTATCATGACCATTTCAATTGAAACATAGTATGATCCTGCTCGGTTAAAAATACTGCATACGGTACGCTACTCTGAGTAGAACTTAAAAATCTATAATCACTACAACAATTCTCAATCCATGCAACCTTTGCTAAATTTGATTTACTGGTCAACTTATTCCCATTTATCAATACAACTCGAACATAGGTTTTTCCTGTAGCGTTTATCATGACCATTTCAACATAAACATAGTAGCTTCTGCCTCGTCGATAAAATAATAACAAATTTTGTTGCCTGGCTGTGCTGTGTTGGTAATATAACTGGGACAATTTTTTATTGCCCAATCCACTGCACGCCACAGGGGGTCGTATGGTAGTGTGACTTTCATGCCCATTTCAATTTGAAAAATGTTTCTTGTGCAGGCGACTGGAATAAAATATTTCCATTTTCAATAGTTCCGCCATACGAGCTGATACAAGCATGAACGCCCGATATGGTACATGTGCCTTTTTGTTCGAACACATGCCACATTATCTTATTTTGATAATCATTAAATTTTAACATTACGCCCATCTCAACTGAAACATAATAGCTTGTTCG